AAAAAACTTGAAACTCCCCCAGCACCAGAAGGTTATGAATATCGCTGGATCAGGGAATCAATTCTAGGTGTAGAAGATGCTAATAACATCAGTTATCGTTTGCGTGAAGGATGGGATCTTGTTCAAGGTTCAGAACTTCCAGCAGATTGGCAACTACCTACACATGGAAGTGATAGAGGAAGATTAGCTGGCGTGGTTCACAACGAAGGTCTTGTTTTGGCAAAACTGCCACTAGAAACTGTACAAGAGCGCAGACAATATTACGAGAATCAAAATCGTAAAAATGTACAAGCATTGGATAACACCATGTTTAGTGATGCGAACAAAGACAGTAAATATGTGAAATATGATTCAAAACGAGACTCCCAAGTTACTTTTGGAAAATCTAAAAGTAATTAACTTATATATTTACAGGAGTTAGAAAATGGCTAATAAAGATGCCGCTTTTGGTTGTAAACCTGTTCGTATGATGGGCGGTGCGCCCTATTCTGGCGGTCAAAGTCGTTACAGAATAGCAAGTGGTGCGACAACCCCAATATTCCAAGGTGATTTGGTAACACAACTCACAGCTGGAGTACTCGGGCGTCACGCAGCTGCAGGAACCGTTCCTATCGTGGGTGTGTTTAATGGAGTTCAGTACACAGATCCAACATCAGGCGATCAGACGTTCTCAAATCATTATCCGGGCAGTATTGCTGCTTCAGATATAATTGCTAACATAATTGACGATCCCAATGTCGTTTTTGAGGTTCAATCAGATGAGGCTTTCCCAGTCGCTGATTTGTTCGGAAATTTCGATATTGTTGAACAGTCACCAGTTGGCTCCACACTCTCAGGAACATCTAATGCAGAACTTGACACCTCAAGTGGTGCGACAACTGCAACATTGCCTTTAAAAGCAATTGATGTCTCTCAGGATCCTTTAAACTCAGACGTTGCGTCTGCCAACACCAATGTTCTTTGTGTGATTCAAAACCACATATGCGGAGCTAAGAGTGCTGGTTTAGCTTAGGAGCATATAATGGCAATTTCGAGAGCGCAGCTCGCTAAAGAGCTTGAGCCCGGACTGAACAGTTTGTTTGGAATGGAATATGACCAACATGGTCAGGAATACAGTGAAATTTTCCAAATGGAAGATAGTTCAAAAGCATTTGAGGAAGAAGTTCTCATTGTAGGCTTTGGCGCTGCACCTGACAAATCAGAAGGTCAATCAGTAGTATTTGATAATGCGAAAGAAAGTTATACAGCACGTTATAACCATTCAACTGTTGCATTAGCATTTGCACTCACCGAAGAAGCAATCGAGGATAATTTATACGACTCCCTTGGGAAGCGATATACAAAAGCCCTCGCTAGATCAATGGCACACAGTAAAGAAGTTACTGCTGCCAATATTTTGAACAATGCTTTTTCATCAAGTCATACAGGTGGAGATGGTAAGAGCTTAATTAACACAGCTCATCCTTTGTCTGGCGGTGGTACTGACGCAAATAGAGCAACTACAATGGCAGATTTAAACGAAACTTCGTTAGAAGCTGCCCTAGTTGATCTTGCAACTTTCACTGATGACAGAGGACTTAACATTAGTGTTATGGCTTCTAAATTAGTCATTCCACCACAATTAATATTTGTGGCTGATAGATTATTAGCATCAGCGAATAGAACAGGAACTGCTGACAATGATATTAATGCTATAAAAAATACTGGCATGATATCAGGCGGTTATGTAGTTAATCACCATCTAACCGATGTTGACGCCTTTTTCTTGACTACAAGTGTCACTGATCAAGGTGAAGGTCTGAAAGGGTTTCAGAGATCAGCGATGTCAACTAGCATGGAACCTGATTTTGCAACAGGCAATATCCGCTATAAAGCCAGAGAGAGATATTCTTTCGGTTTTAGTAACTGGCGTGGTATTTACGGAAGTCAGGGTGCATAATTGAACCAACAGTAGGGTTTATTACTCAACTACTGATTAAGGGTGCTTTCGCACCCTTTTTTTATGCCTAAAATAAATGTAAATTAATTGTATAAATAGTTGTACTTTTGTACAAATATGTTAGTATGTATATGTGGATAATAAATTAAATAACAAAAAAGGAAAAAAAATGGTCAACACTTCTTACACAGAAAACGAAAAGAAAGCATTGCATTTAGTTAATCAAAGCATTTTTGATAATGGTCATTCTTGGGAAGATGATCCTGAGCATGGTTACGAGCATTGGGAGTGGGTAACTTTGCCACAAATGATAGAGCTTTTGGTTTCAGAAGGATGGTCTATCAAATCAGCAGAGGGAACTATTGGTTCAATTGTAGATAAGGATAGAGTGTTCACTTACGCTGAAGATCAGACTGATGAAGGTGAAAAACTTTTTATCTCTAGGTGGACTAATGTTTACAACGATGAAATATTTATCAGTGCCAAGGAAGCAGAAATATTAACTAACAAAGGAATGGCATAAGCCATTTCTAGGAGAAAGTGGTATGAGCAAGAAAGCAAGCATGAGCGAGTCTCGATTAATTAATAAAATTGAGAAAGAGTTTCCAGAAGCCAAGCCAACACCAGCATCACATTTTGCTGAGGGTTATGAAGGAATCTGGTTCAGAGGTAGCGAAGATGTCGTAGATGATGTGGCAATCTTTAGTCCTTATGGTGAATTTGGAGACATTGTACATCCTAAATTGAGCGAGATATTGATGGATGCTGGCTGGTATTCAGAACCATACGATGCTGGAACTTTAATGGCTTTTAAGGAATGGTAATGGAAGATAAAACTTTCAAATTACCTTTAGAGTTTGGTGAAGAAACTGTCCAAGAAGATGGGCGGTTTCTTTCTATTGCCAAAATAGAAAAAGACAACCAAGATTTCTGGGCAATATATCAAGCCAAGAAAGCTGAATTGCGTAAAGCTGGCATTACTATCACAAAAGACGATGATGGTAATTGGATTTGTAAGCGTTTGCGTGATGACAATACCAAGATAGAAGAATCATTAGCTATATCATCTGAACTAGAAATTAAATCACCAGAAGGTTTGGATTACTTTCCTTACCAAAAAGCTGGCATAGATTTTGCATCAAAAAGGTCAGCTACATTAATTGCTGATGAAATGGGCTTGGGTAAAACAATCCAAGCTATTGGTGTTATAAATGCTGTGCAACTACAAACTGTCTTAATTGTTGTACCAGCGTCAGTTAAAATCAATTGGTACAAAGAATGTAATACTTGGTTGGTTGAACCACGCAATATTAAAATTATTGAGAATGGTAAAGATGAATTCCCAACAGACCCTGACATCGTTATTATTAACTATGATCTTCTAAATAAATTTGCAACAGAAATAAAACAAAGATATTGGTCTTTGGTCATCTTTGATGAGTGTCACAAAATCAAAAATCCAAAAGCCAAACGCACAAAAGTTGCGTTAGCTATCCAAGCCAGTAAAAAGATAGCTTTAACTGGTACACCTATTCCTAACAAGCCAGTTGAGTTACAACCCATAGCGGGTTACTTAATGCCAAGTGTATTTGGTCATTGGTTTAATTTTGTTTATAAATATTGTGGTGCATATCGTATGTCAATTGGGCGTGGCAAAAGTGTTTTAAACACTGAAGGCGCAACCAATCTTGATGAACTGCAAAAAACATTACGCTCAACCATAATGATTCGCAGATTAAAAAAAGAAGTATTAACTGAGCTTCCTGACAAAATTCGTCAAGTCATAGTCTTATCTAAAGATGACTTTGGTGTTGAGTTAGAAAACGAATATGAAGCATTGAGTGATGCTGTTAGTGAAACTTACTCAAATGACATCCCTTTTGATAAGATGTCAGGCGTTAGACATGATATGGCTTTGAAAAAAGTAGATCACGTTGTTGAGCATGTGTCTAGCATTGACCATCAAGTAGTTGTGTTTGCTCATCACAAAGCAGTCATAGCTGGCATTAAAGAAGGTTTGGAAGCAAATGGCAAATCAGTAGTAACATTAACTGGTGACATGAATACTAAGGATCGTGAGATAAGTATTGAGGCATTTCAAGCTGGTAAGGCTGATGTGTTTATTGGCAGTATACAGGCTTCTGGTGTTGGAATTACATTGACTTCAGCTAGTCATGTAGTTTTTGCAGAACTCTCATGGGTACCAGCTGACATGAACCAAGCAGAAGATCGTTGTCATAGAATTGGACAGAAAGAATCAGTATTAATTCAACACATTGTAGTTGATGGTTCCATTGATGCTAAATTAGCTGAAACGCTAGTACGCAAGCAAAAAATTGCAGACAAAGGTTTAGATAACCCAGACATGCAAAACATTACTATTGAAGAAATTGCACCAAATACTGGTGAAGTTGAAAAACTTTACAAAGGTAAGAAATTAAAAGCATTACCAGCTGATGTTGTATTGGCTATGCAAAAATGTATAAGTCATTTGTCAGATTGTTGCGATGGTGCAAATGAAATAGATGCAGCTGGATTTAATAAATTTGATTCTGGTTTTGGTAATTCAATTAACAATATTGATAATTGGACTTTGCCTATCCAACACGCAATCAAAAAAATGTTAAAGAAATATAAAGGTCAATTCCAAGAAACAAATTTAAAAGTTGAGTTTGCTAAAATTTATTCCTAGCAGTATGATAGATTCACTAGGATAATTTTTTTTGTATAGACTGACCTAGCAGACTTTGCCAAGACTATACATTTTTTAGGAGACTAAAATGGCTAATACAACTTTTAATGGACCAGTTAGGTCTGAAAATGGTTTTAAAACTATCGACATCAATTCCAGTACAGGAGCTGCAACTGATGGCTTAGTAATTAACGCAGATGGTAATATCTTCACAGATGCTGGTGGACATACTCAATATGTTGCAGCAACTGGATATGGACCAGCTGATTTAATTGTAGGTAAAGGTGGTTCTCAATATGGAACAGTTGATCCATATGCTGAAAGTGCAACTCAATTATTCCCATTGGGTGCTACACTTGTTTATGGTAACAATGTTTATCGTTACGTTGAAATTGGTGGCACAGCAGTTACTGCTGGTAAACTTTTACAACATAAAGCTATTATTTCTGATCATGCAAACATGACAGCAACAGCAGCAGTAGCAGCTGGTGAAACAGCTATATCAGTAGAAACTGGTGGAACTGACTTAACACTTAACCAATATGCTGAAGGCTACCTTTGGGTAAACGATGTTAATGGAGAAGGTCAAATGCTTAGAGTAAAATCTAATCCAGCACATGACCATTCCGCAGACCCTTCTGTAATTATTACTTGTTACGATGATCTCAAAACTGCACTAACAACAAGTTCACAGTTATCTTTAATAGAAAACCCAAACACTAACCTTATTGTTGCACCAGCGGCAGAAACAGGTGCGTTGATGGGAGCTACTGTAGTTGACTTGACTGCTGACTATTATGGTTGGGCAGTAATTAAAGGACCAGCAGCACTACTTACAGTTGGTACTTTGGTTGTAGGTAACGCAGCAGTTCGCTCTGGCGGTACAGCTGGCGGTGTTGCACCAGCAACTGATAACGTACTACAAGAAGTTGGTGATGTAATGGCGGTTTCAGCTAACACTGAATATTCGTTAGTGAACATTAATATAGCGTAAGGAGTTAATCATGGCAGCTAGATCAGACGTTCTAGCAGTAACGATTACTGCTGACACACAAGCACTTGATGCAGATGGAATCTCAGCAGCAGCCTCAGTAGGCAATAACGCAGCACTGACTTTGGGTGGTGCATTGACTTCTGGCGGTAGTGCTACATTTGATTCTGGGAGAGTAATTACTATTCTTTCTGCTGGAGATGATTCAGCAAAATCATTTACAGTAGTGGGTACTGATGTAAATGGAGATGCTCAAACTGAATCTATTACAGGCGCAAATGATGGTACAGCTACTGGCTCATCATATTTCAAAACTGTAACTAGCATAACAGCTGTGGGAAACCCAGCTGGCAATGTCAGTGCTGGTGTTAATGCATCAGCTGCTGATGTAATATTTGCTGGTAGATCAAGGTTAAAAGGTGTATTTCTAACAAGCACAGCAACCGCTGGTACTGCTGATTTTTTAACTACTTCCCCAAGCGGAACAAGTGTTTTTAAATTAAGCTCAGTATCAGATGCTGACGCAACTAGAGATGTTACGATACCTGACGATGGCGTTGTATTTAGTGCTGGGATATATATCCAGTACACAGTCAGCACTTTCTTAACCGCAACTGTGTTTCATGCATAATGGCATCAACTAACAGCGTTACAAGAACTCCCAGCGGTAGGATTACCTATCGTGGGGAGTCTTTTGCTGGTTACAATAAGCCAAAGAGAGCAAAAACTAAAAGCAAAAAATTTGCTGTTTTAGCAAAAAAAGGCGATCAGATAAAATTAGTTAGATTTGGCGATCCCAATATGACTATCAAAAAGGATCAGCCAGCTAGACGTAAATCATTTAGAGCAAGACATAAGTGCGATACTGCTAAAGATAAATTTTCAGCAAGATACTGGTCTTGCAAAAAATGGTGATACATGGCTACCTCAAATAGCAAAAACTTTGAGCCAGATGTTGGTGAGTTTATAGAAGAAAGCTACGAAAGATGCGGAATTGAACTTCGTACAGGCTACGATCTCAAATCAGCCATGAGAAGTTTGAATCTAATGCTCGCAGAATGGGCAAATCGTGGCTTGAATCAATGGACTATAGCTCAAAAGACAGTTGCTATGGTGAAAGGAACAACTACTTACAACATAGATTCAACGAATGCGACAGCACCCATTGATGTGTTAGATGCATTTATACGCGAAACAGTGAATAGTGAAAATACTGATTTGCCAATGACCAGAATATCAAGATCACAATATTCATCTTTACCTAATAAAAGCACCACATCACGACCAAACCAATTTACTGTAGATAAGCAATTGTCACCAACGATAAGTGTTTATCCAGCGCCAGATAAAAGTTCAACTTATACTTTAGTAATGAATGTCCTTACCAGAATGGATGATGCTGATTTAGGCAGTAATACAATGGAAATGCCTTATCGTTTTTATCCTTGTTTAGTAGCTGGTTTGGCGTATTACATATCATTGAAAAAAGCACCAGAAAGAACTGGGATGCTCAAACAATTGTATGAAGAAGAATTTGCAAGAGCTGCTGAACAAGATGAAGAACGTGCATCATTTAGAATTGCGCCAGATTTAAGAAGTTATAATCATCCTTAATGGGTACTTACGCGAATAATAAATCAGCGTATGGTATCTGCGATGTCAGTGGTTTCCGTTATAATTTAAAAGATATGAAAAAAACTTGGAATGGTTTGATGGTTGGACCTGACATGTTTGACCCAAAACATCCGCAACTAAGCCCAAAATCTGCACCTATTGAAGAACAAGCATTAAAAGATGCAAGGCTAGACACTTCAGATGACAATAATTTTTTTGGTGTTTATACAAATGTAGGCACAGGCTTGCTTGGACAACAACTAACTACTTTTGGCTTGACCATGAGTGTTGGTGAGGTCACAATAACAACATGAGTTTTACTTTAGCAACTTTAAAAACAGCAATAGGTGATTATTTAGAATCATCTGAAACTACTTTTACTAATAATCTACCACGATTTATTAAAGAATCAGAAGATAGAATATTAAAATTGGTGCAATTGCCTGAGCAAAGAAAAAATGTCCAAGGTCAAACAGCTATTAATAGTCGTTTTCTTGCTTGCCCTACTGATTTTTTAGCACCAATGAGTTTAGCAATTATAAGTAGTGATACTTATGATTTTTTAGATATGAAACATGCTAGTTTCTTAAAAGAGTATTCACCAACAACAACTGTCACTGGCAAACCAAAATATTATGCGGTCTTTAGTAAAGACAGTTTTACTTTAGCTCCAATACCAGACGCAGCTTACACTGTTGAATTGCATTACTTATATAAACCAGCAAGTTTAACTTCTGGTGCTGAAAGTGGTACAAGTGTATTGGCAGAAGATTATCCAGATGCTTTATTGTACGGCAGTTTAGTTGAAGGCGCTGTGTTTTTAAAAGAATCTGAACAAACAATTGCTATGTTTGAAATGAGATTTAAAGAAGCTGTTGGAAGGATGAAGAATTTATCAGAAGGGCGTGACACCCGCGATGAATATCGCTATGATAGTTTACGACAACAAGTGACATAAAATAGATAGGACAAAAAATGGAACCAATAAAATCTTTGGAAGGCAAGAGAGTTGCACTACTGGGCTTAGGCATATCGCAAATTGATTTTTGCATAGGCTTAGAAAATGGAAAAGAATGGGATGAAGTCTGGGGTATCAATTCAGTCGTAAGAGCATTTGATTGTGACAGAATGTTTATGATGGACCCCGCTAGTAGGTTCTTCGATTCTGAAGATGCGGGCAAGCAGACATCAGTATTAAGAAAAATTCTGCCAGAATTAAAAATACCTATATATACATGTGAGCTGGATGAGAGAGTACCAGCTGCTGTTGAATATCCACTACAAGAAGTTTGCGATTACGCAAAATGCTCATACTTTAATAACACTGTCGCTTACGCGCTTGGTTTTGCGTATTACAATAAATTAGATGCGATTGATTTATTTGGCATTGATTTTTCTTACAGGAATGATTTGCATTTTGCTGAAGCTGGTAGAGCTTGTGTAGAATTTTGGCTTTGTAAAATGATGGAAAATGGTATTACAGTTGGTGTATCACCTAGATCAACAGTCTTAGATGCAGATGTACCACCAGCAGAAAGGCTTTATGGTTATCACAGATTAGACAAACCATTAGTTGCTGTGCCGCATGATGGCAAATGGATTATTGAACCTATTGATAAAATTGATGCTGAATTAAAAAAACATGATTTAGAAATGTACAAAGAAGAATTACCGCCAGAACCATATAAAGGATAAGATGTCAGAAAGTTTCATACAACTAGGTAAAGTGATGGTGTCTACCACTGATAATTGTGGTCATTCACCTGAATTTTGGGCAGAAAGAGCTACTGAAAAGATATGCGATATTAGTGAAAATGCACCTGAGCATGTAAGACAACAAGCACATGCTTTCAAATCTTATATTTATCAGGTAATATTAGAGTCAATGAAGAATGCAATTGGCTCTGACAGAGTTACCATAAGGGGTTTATTAGACAGTCAGGGTCATAAAGACATGGCAGATATTATTAAACAACTTAAATAGGAGAAGGACTATCGCTATCACCTCAGCTATTTGTAGCTCATTCAAGCAACAGCTACTCGTAGAGGGTCACAATTTGACCAACGGAGCAGATTCAATAAAGCTCGCGCTCTACACTTCCTCAGCAACTCTTGGAGCTGGCACAACTGTCTATGTGACTACTGGTGAATCATCAGGAACAAACTATTCAGCCGCTGGTCAAGCATTGACTAATGTTACCCCAGCTTTATCTGGAACCACAGCTGTGTGTGATTTTGCAGATGAAGTTTTCTCAACAGCTACAGTTACAGCAAGAGGCTGTCTAATTTATAACTCAACCAATGGCAATAAAGCTCTTGCAGCGATTGATTTTGGCGGGAATAAAACAAGTACAGCGGGAGATTTTACAGTTGTGTTCCCAAGCGCCACAGCAACTGGAGCTATTATTAGATTAGCCTAGTCTTTGGTAAACTTTAACAAAATGAGAGAGTTTATTAATGCCATTAGCCAAGTTTAATTTCAAAGCTGGAGTAAACAAGGAAGAAACAGACTACTCAAATGAGGGTGGTTGGGTAGATTCTAACCTTGTCAGATTTAGAAAGAACCGCGTTGAAAAAATTGGCGGTTGGGTAAAATCAAGCACCAGCAGTATTCTAGGTAAAGCCAGAGCTTTACATCAATGGATTTCACTAGCTGGTACACGCTACCTAGGTGTAGGCACAACACTAAAATATTACATAGAATCTGGCTCATCTTTCAATGACATAACCCCTATCAGAGCTACAACAACCAATGGTATTGTGTTTGCTGCCACTAATGGTTCTTCTGTTATTACAGCAACAGATGATGACCATGGTGCAGTTACCAATGATTTTGTCACTATTGCTGGCGCTGCTAGTTTAGGTGGTGTAGTCACAGCTGCGGTTTTAAACCAAGAATATCAAATAGCCAGTGTACCTACAGTTGATACCTACACCTTTGTGGCTAAAGATACTTCTAACGCTACAATCACAGCAAATTCATCAGACAGTGGCAATGGTGGTAGTGGTGTGGATGGCGTATATCAAGTTAATGTTGGTTTGGATGATTATGTGGAAGGCACTGGCTGGGGTGTCAGCAGTTGGGGTGCTGGAACATTTGGTTCATCTAGTGCATTAAGTGCGTCTAATCAACTTAGAATCTGGACACACGACAACTTTGGTGAAGATTTAGCTATTAATATTCGCGGTGGCGGTATTTTTTATTGGACAGAAGATAATAATTTGAATACAAGGGCAGTGGCATTAAGTGCTTTGACAGGTGCAAATCTTGCTCCAACAGTAGGTCTACAGGTAATTACTTCAGAAACTGATAGACATTTGATTGTATTGGGCGCAGACCCAATATCATCTGGATCTAGGACAGGAAGTGTTGACCCAATGCTAATTGCGTTTTCTGACCAAGAAACACCAACACAATGGGAACCATTAAAAACAAATACAGCGGGATCTTTACGTTTATCCAGTGGCTCGCAGATAGTTGGTGGCTTGAAAGCTAGGCAAGAAATTTTAATTTGGACAGACAACTCAATTTATACTATGAATTTTATAGGTCCACCACTGACTTTTGCAGTTAATTTGATAAACGAAGGTGCTGGATTGATTGGACCCAAGGCAGCTGTCAATTCTGCTAAAGGCGTATTTTTTATGTCTAAAACTGGTTTCTATTTTTATAATGGTGCTGTGCAAAAATTAGAATCTAGCGTACAAGAATATGTTTTTGAAGATTTAGATTTAGGACAAGCCTTTAAATGTCACACTGCACTTAACAGTGAGTTTAGTGAGGTGTGGTTCTTTTACCCATCTTTAACAGATGGCACCAAGGAAATATCCAGATACGCTATCTATAACTATGAAGAAAACCTTTGGAGTATTGGTTCTTTGATACGTTATGCTTGGCTAGACACTGGTGTCCAGAACAGACCACAAGCGACAGGTATTGATGGTGATGTTTATTATTTGTATGACCATGAGTCTGGTTTTAACGCAGACAGTGAGCCTATGGATAATGTGTTTATTGAATCTGCTGACTTTGATTTTGGTGAAGGCGATAACTTAGCTTTCATTAAACGCATCATTCCAGACATAAAATTTATTAATGAGTTAAATACTAGCCAAACTGGTGCTGTCAATATTGTTTTAAAACAACGTGATTTTAATGGCTCATCACTTAGCACTAACTCAACTTCACAAATAACAGCTGCTACTACACAAAGTTTTGTGCGCGCAAGAGGCAGACAGTTTGTGCTTAGATTTGAAAGTGATGATGATAACAACGTAGGTGATCGTAAGAATTACAAATGGCGTTTAGGTGCAACTAGAATGGATATTACTGGCAGTGGTAGACGCTAAGTATGAGCAAATTGCTACAAACTAGATTACCACTAGCCCAAGGCATTGAACTTACGCCTGAGTTGTTTAATCGTTTGGTTAGAATACTTGAGATAAATTTAAGTGCGATTGATCCAGACAAAACACCTAGTTTCAATGCAACTGAAATTTCTGAATTGCAGTTTGCAACTGGAAGTATTATATTTAATACATCGAATGAGATTCATCAAGGGTTTGATGGTACAGTATTCAGGAATTTGTATGAACATCAAACTTACCCATCTGGTTTGGGTGTCACCACAGCAATAGGGAGCGTTACAGTAACGATAACTTAATATGGCAATAAGCGAAGAATTACAAAAAAGAATAGCTGGATTTACAGGTGATATGACTGCTCCAACCAAAGGTCAAGGGCAAATGTTTGCCCCTAAAGCAGTTGCTGGCTCACAACTCATGGGTATGCAACCTAAAGGTGCTATTTCTAATAGAGAAATGGAACTGTTTCAACAGGCTAGCCCTTCTGGCGCTGTCTCAAACGAAGAAATGCAACTCTTGCAACAAGCTGAAGCTGAAAGTGGTGCGCCATTTACTGCTGAAGAAAGAGAAATGGCACTGGCACAGATTAAACAATTATCAAAACAAGGTGAAGCGCCTTACTTTGAACAAGCACAACAACTTGCCAGTTTTGGAACTGGCTCTGATACTGAATTAGCACATGTAGAACCGGGCGAAGTAATTGTACCCAGTGAATTTTTGGAAGATCCAGAATTTGAATCTGTGTTAGAGAAAAAATTCAATCAATTTGGTATTCCCCCAGAAGCAGCTACTGTTGGTGGCTTACCTAGTTTAAATGCTCAAACAGGTATGGGTGAATATGGTATTTTCAAGAAAATAGGTAAATTCCTTAAAAAAGTTGTCACCCCAATAGCTAGAGTTGCTCAGTTTGTACCCGGTCCTTGGCAAGTACCAGCAGCTTTAATTTCTAAAGCAGCTACTGTCAGAGATGTAGTCAGAGGAGATGCAAACCCATTAGCATTACTATCAGTGGCTGGACCTACAGCTGTAGGTGGAACTTTTGGTGAAAACATAGCTGGCTTAAAAGCAGCTGGTGATGGCAGTATTTTAAAAGGTTTAGGCAGTCTTGGTGGCAAGACATTATCAGGCATTGGCAATGCTGTTATGAACCCTATGGAAGCTATTAGAGGTATTCCAAGTCTATTAGGCAGTGCAACCATGTCAGGACAGCCAGCTCCAGCAATGTCGCAAGGACAACAAAATTTGATGACAGCACAAAAAAGTTTACAAGCTGCATCACAAGCAGCATTAGATGCTGGCGATATAAACCAATACAATACATTGCAAACTGAATTGCAAAAATACCAGAATGTACCTACTAAACAATCGTTTTTGGATAAGTTTTTAGGCAGAGATAGTTCTAGTACAGGAACAGCAACTGGCGGTCTAGGCGGTCTAGGTGGTTTAGCTGGTCTAGCTGGAGCTGGCGCTTTGGCTGGAACATTAGGCAAACTAGCCTATGATGAAACCAAAAAAGATAAAGGTGTACAGATGACACCATTGACCAGTATGGATGCGACAGGCAGATACAACATAGAAGCTGAGATTGCTAGAAGGATGGGTCAACAAGCACCTAATCCAGTTGAATTTGGTTTATTACCAGCTGGTACTTTGCCTGAATTAAGTGGTGGCAGACCAATGCAAGCCAGATATGGTGGTGAAGTGATGGGGTATGCAGATGGCGGTCCACCTTATCCAAACAAAGGTTTAGCAGCACTTGCTGAAGTAGCACCTGAAGTTGTTAATCGTATGGGTTTCAATATGGGCGGTCAAGTCATGCCAATGGCATATGCTGAAGGTGGCAATGTCGCTATGGAAGATTTCAATAGAATGAATGGCGTTATCAATGGCGAAGGTACTGAAACCAGTGATGAAATACCAGCAATGCTTTCTGATGGTGAGTTTGTTATGACAGGACAAGCTGTTAGAGGTGCTGGCAAATATGAGATGCAAGCTGGTGAAGGTGGTATTATGACTCTAATTCCATCGTTAGATGAGGATAGAGAACGTGGTACTAACTTAATGTATAATATGATGGAAGCGTTTGCTGGACAAGCAGTGCCATCACAGGAGCAAGCATGAACTATAATATGAAGCTAAGAAGATTTGATGCTGGCGGTGATGTTGATACGCAACAAGGGTTCTATGATCCATATGCAAATTTAAACCTACCATCACCTACAGGTGTGCCTAGCATAGATGCTGCAAATTTTAAATTAGCTGGTGGCGGCGGTGGTAGAGCTGGCGGCGGTGGTAGAGCTGGTGGCGGTGGTAGAATGCCACGCCCAGTAATAAGACCACAACCAGCAATAAGACCACAACCTATGCCAGTAGCACCACAACAAGGTGGCGGTATGTTTAACCTTGGAAGTGGAGTAATGAATCAGATAGGAAGTGCATTGCCAGTCAATAATGTTAATCCACAAGTAGGTATGGGTATGCCAAGTCCACCACAAATGGGTAGTCTAAACCCACCACAACAAGGTGGCGGGCAAGCAATTACTGATATGATGGTAAAACCACCTTACACTGGTGCTGGTAATGTAGCTGATCCAAATTACATCAGCAGTATTTTACAAAATCAAACTGGTTTGGATGCAACCACTAAACAATTGTTATTTGGTTTAGATGGTAAGGGTGGATTTATACCCGGTGCTATGCAAGCTGCTGAAAGCACTTTCTTTAACCCAGATGGTACGCCCAGAGTAGTTGATCAAACAGTATCTGGATTTAATCAAGATCAACTAGATGCTATGCAAATGGTGAGAGATCAAACTGGGATTCAAGATAGATTTTTATCTGGCGCTGAAGGCGCTTTTCAATCTGGTTTAGGCACATTACAATCTGGCAGAGATGATTTATCTGGTCGTTTGGGTGAGTCTGAAGATTTACTGAGACAGACAACTGGCGCTTATGACCCAAAGAATGAGTGATAATTATTTCAATCAATTTGAAGATGACGTTGTTCAACAAACCATAAAAGATTTGCGTGATACAGGCGCACAACAAGAGATTGGACAAACTGCTGGAAATATTGGCAGAGGTGGCGAATCAGCATTTGGTTCCAGAGCTAATCTAGGTTCAATGGATAGAGAAAGAGCTAGAGAACGTGGTTTGTTTGAAGCAATATCTGGTATAAGAAGTGGCGGTTTAGATAGAGCTAGACAATTAGGTCGCTCTGATTTTTCTAACTTAAACCAAGCAAGAAGATCAGCTGCCGCTGGCTTAGGTGGATTTGCTGCTAATCGTTTTGGTGCTGACCAAACATTAGGTAGTGCATATACTGGCTTTGGCTCAGGTTTAGCTGGCTTGGGTGGAATGCAACAACGTGCTGGAGCATTTGATATTAATCAATTGTTAGGTTCAGGTGGTCAGCAACAACAACTATCACAAGAACAATTAAACGCAGCTAGGGCTAATCAAATAGCTAGAAACCAAGCGCCACTAAATCAATATAATGCATTGGCACCATTTATAAACATGGCTCCAGCTGGTACTTTCCAGACAAGTACGCAGTTCTCACCAAGACCAAGTGCATTACAGGCTGGGTTAGGCACTGGACTATCTGCTTTTGGCGCGTTAGGTAATTTCATGAATCCAAGAACAAGAGCATAAAGTGACTATTACTAGAGCGCAAATTCCTTCTCAAATTGATCCATTTGCTACAGGTGGTGATGTTTCAAATTTTGATTCTTTTAACGAATCAATAGCTGGTAGAAATATTAATGTTCTACCTACAAAAATTACACCTAATCAGTTAGTTACACCAAAAATTTCTGCTGATGATTTAAGTGAAATGGCATTTTTAAGCCAGAATTTAGCAAAACTAGATTATGGTAAAAACTTAACTAAATACAAAGAACGATTACAAGAATTTAATCCACCAAGAGATAGAGCAAGCATATTTGATTTAGCTTCAAGTTTAGGTGCTGGATTAGCAGCGACACCAAACACAGGTGGCAGATCACTTGGACAAGGATTAAGTGTTGGTTTTGGAGCTTTTCATCAAAGTCTTAAAGAAGATGAAAAGAGAGTTCGTGAAGAAGAAAGACAAATAGGTTTACAAGCTGCTCAACTTGCTATGCAAGATGAAAATAAAGCATATGAATTTATGAGTAAAAAATCTATTGAAAGAATTAAAGAAAGTAGAAAAGAATTAAAATTTACAACTATTGAATTCGATAAAAC